TGCGCTACTAGGTGTACAATAGTGATGAGCTGGCCCCTCCTTTTTAATCGGGTTAAAAGCATATTTCAATCAGCTCACGACCGCTGACCAATCCCCAGCGGTCTTTTTTGTTACAAATTATTTATAACTTATTTCTTCTTAACTACCGTTCGCGCTTGAAACTAAAACGGTTACTTGTTACGCTTTTGGTGTCTTTTGAGAAGACACCAATTGTGCGCAGCTAGGTTCCCCACCTAGCACTAGACTGCCGTTTCATACCGCGGCAGTCTTTTTTCTGCTATCGCTTCGGTTACCGGAAAGTCTTTCCAGCTTTTATCTCTATTTTCAAGGTTCCAACAATAACTGATAAAACCAATAATCTCTTTAAAAAGGATCATCGTTGCAGCGAATAGTTCTTCGAAAAACTTGCTCATTCCGCCACCTCCTCCAAGTCCCGTTTCATGAACCACAGAGATTCACCATTCTCAAACTCAAGCCGAAAGGCTATAAGAACTCCGATCTCAACATCCACGCAAGTTCCAATTGATCCTTTTGGAACAATACTCGGATAAATTGTTTTATATTTTTTATTGATCATTCTCTTACCTGCTCTCTCTCATTTAGGTGATGAACAATACTTATTGCATTTGAATATGCGATAGCTCTGTTTTCATATGCTTGCCACATACCATATCCAACAAGGCATCTTTCTTGGGCTTCAATCGCCTCGTCATATTTCTTCTGAAGTTCATCTAAAACTTCTTGCTTATCCATCTCTCACACCTACACTTTCTCAACTGTGCCACATTCAATCAATGTAACAATCGCATTCGCTTTATCTTCGCTATCAAATCTCATTACTTCGCCGCTTAAACCGTAGACGAGATGAGGCTGTAATTCATCGAAAAAGTCAACAAAGTACGCTGACCCATTGTCTTCTATCTTAACCACCCACTTTGGCTCTTTCTCGACCTCGTCTGGAATATGAAGTTCAGTAAAATGTGTCTTATACTTTGGAAAATCGTCATCTAGTGGTGTGCCACAATATGGCGGCTCTTCTACTGGGAAATCCCACCACAAGCAATCTCCTAAATCTTCATCCCAATGTTTTGCCAACCTAGCTTTGACTTTCTGCGGTTCGTCTAGTTGTTCAATTAGCAATACGACTTTGTCCATACATTCGTCATGTCCGATTTCATAATCTCTTGAAAAGGCACTGTTGTATCCCTCAAGCGCTTTTACTTTTTTAATCAATTCTTGTTTATTCATTTCATACCTCCTTAATTCTATGTGATCAAAAAATCGATTAATGATCACATAGATTCTTACTTGATAGGCTGAGTTAGATGAACTTTTTAATATCCAACTCAGCCATTAACATCTCCGTTTTTGGCATTACAAAGACTTCGCTATACTTTAAAAACTCAGTTGATTCATTTCGAATGAAATAGACTTCTTTGAATGTTCGTTCCAAGCTATCGCCGTGCAATATCACACCATTCATCCCACGGATCGCCATATTGAAGATTAAGAACGGAACGGCTCTATCTGACAGCTCTTCTACTTGATACCAATAGGCCCTTGAATCTAACCTATGTTCGCAAGCTTCAGCTCTGTTCTGATCCCATGCACTGATCAGTAAACCGCCTGACCCTGCTGCTGATTCGAAATAGGTTCTTGAATTTCCAGTCAGTTTATTTAAAAGCTCGGCCATTGGTAATGGAGTAAAATCTTGATTAAATCTCTTACGTTCTGAGTGTTCTTCTTGGAAGTAATCGACAAACCAATCACGATCCAGTTCTTGTTCGATCTTCAAGAAATCATCAAATAATTTGACCCTATCGTCATTATCTAGCATCTTTTTTAAAAGTGATTCAGGCGCTTTGTAGCTGTCATCTACTTCCAAAAGGTTATTTACTATTTTCGCAGTTAACATAAAGTCGCCTCTCATTAATTTCTCTAATTTGTTTGGTTCTCATTTTGTATGGAACAGGCTTGCAGTAGATTTTGTTAATTATCAAAAATTTTACTAATGAAGCCTCATTGATATTCAATTCTTTCGCTATTTCAGGTCTGTAATATCCCTTCTGTATGAGTTCAATAATCTTGTCCTTATGAACGGTAATCGGTCTGATAGTCCTCAGTTCTAATATTTTTTTTCGTTGATCCACTGCTGCGCATGTTCGCCCTAAACGTTTTGCTAACTCATTATTTTTCATGACACGATAGTTTTTTCTAAGAAATTCATCTTCTTTTTCTGACCATTTCCTTTTCAGGCATCGAACATTGCTATCTTTTTTTCGCAAGTATTGTAGTCGTGATACAACAGCCGCTTTTGATCTATTCAAGTATTCAGCCGCCTCTTGAATGCCCGAATCGCCCTCATAAGCAAAATATTCTAGATAAACGTCTTCATCTTCAGTCCATCTACTTGCCATGCTTGATCACCTCGCTATGCAATCTGCATCAGAACGCTCATCATTTTTTGATCGTCTTTTCTCTTTAGTTCGTCTAAAACATGAGCGTATGTCTCTTGTGTCACTCCAACATCCGCATGCCCTAGTCGTGCCGATATTGTGTTGATTGATACACCTTCAGCTAAAAGAACACTGGCATGTGTATGCCTCAAGGCATGCAACGTTATTTCTGTAATGCCTAATTCTCTACATTTTGATAATAAATAGTTGCCGTATGTTGAATTATGCTGCCTTTTGTAGTGACCATCTGCCAATTTCTCAATAAAGATAGGCTCGTTCGGTTCTAGACCTTCTATAAGCGGTTTGAACTGTCCGACGATCTGCCAATCAATAGCGATTTTTCGAATGCTACTTTCGGTTTTAGTCGTTTCAAAACCGCCATTAAATTTTTTGTAATTCCACGTTTTATTTATGCTTAATTGATTCGTTGACCAATCAAAATCTGCTGGTGTAATAGCTAAACCTTCTGCGAAACGCATTCCTGTTTTAGCTAGTAGTAAGATGAACCAATCTTTATTGATTCCGTGCGTTAAATCTAACGAATGAAGTAGTTTAGTTAACTCTTCTTTTTGTAAGAATTTCATGCGTTTTTTTCCTGGTTCTTTTCCTTTAATTACAGCACGATACGTCGGGTCTTTATCAAGTACGCCATCGTGAAACGCGTCCAAGATGCAACCCTTGATTGTGTGGTGGAAATCAACGGTAGTTTGTTTCTCGTGCGTTTTTGCATACTCGTTAATGATTTTTTGATACTCAATGCGATCAAAATTTGACATGAGTAGTTTCGGGCAAATATTTCTCAGTTGCTTACCAGACATATAATACTTATTAAGTGTCACTTGTTTTATTGCCCCGACCTTGTAGGTCTCAACCCATTGATCAAAATAGTCACAAAAGAGTATTTCTTTTTGTTTTTTTCTCGTCATAGGTGCTCCTTCTAATAAAATTGGCTTGGTTTAACGATTCTTTAAGACCATTTCTTTTATATCTTTGATCTCTCTTAGTCGCCCTTCCTTAAGTCCATACATATATCCTTGTCGCCAATCATCAATATTATTTGGCTCAGTTTTTGAGAAATTATCAAATGCATCTTCACTCTGTCGTTCTCTTTCATTCAACAATCTAAGTATGTCCTCCATACTATTTCTCCTTCCTACTTAATAGGCGTGGTTACCGGAACTAAATTTTAGTCCACTCCAACACCACATCATCTTCTCTTTCAGTGGTATCTCGCCAAACATGATCGACGGTACCATTGCCCAAATTAATCATTACCAATCGGAGTGGATAGCCCATTTCGTCAAATTGTATGACATTGGAGCGTTCTATTACTTCGAACTGTTCGCTGTTTGGTTTATAGGCCTTCTTGCTGTTTCTCAGTAATCCGTTAAGTTCTATACTCATAAAGTTTCCAGCTTGCCATATCCCACCGTAAAAAATGAAACTCGCCCAACAAATAATTAGTGCGGTGTTTAAAGCAAAACTGATAACGTCAAAAACTATTTTGATAATGTTCATTCGCCGTCCTCCCGTAGTAAAGTTTTCTCGCAGAAACGTTGCATCTGTGCCATGCATATAACTTTGTCAGGCATATCCAATTTTTGGAAGCTTAAAGTGTATTGAACCGTGATACCACCGTTATTCCGTTTCCAAAATTCAGCCATCGATTGAAAGTTCTGCATGATTACATATTTCTCTCCATCTAATCGCCCTATTTGAAAATCGCATGTATTGTCTGTGTTCATAAAAACCTCCTTGATAGTGGTCGTTAGCTTACTTCCCAAAAAGGAGTAGCTTTGTAATACTTTCCAACTTCTCGATTTAATGATCTGACCATGCTTTCTAAAACAGTTGACCTTGTTCCAAGAGTTACATTTTGTTTTTTAGCTTTTTTCACACTTTTTATTCCGATTCCCGTTTCTCGAAACACTAAAATTCCTTGATGGTAATATTTCCATCCTAGTGAGTCATCCTTTTGAATGATCTCCCATAAATCTTGCGTTATCACTAAGTAGTTGTAGTCACCAATAAAAGTTTGACTAGCCTTACTTTTCAAGTCTGATAAAGTGACTTTGATTTCATAACAACGGATTGTGTTGTCTGTGGAGTATGTCATGAAATCAACTCGCTCTTTTCCAAACCATCCAATAGTTACCTCAAAGCATCCGAAAACGCCTTGCTTATTCGTGTGATACCAAACGCATTTTTCGGCTTGTCTAGTCAAGTCTGTCTTCAAATCCTTTTTTCGCCTCCATTGTTTCCTCCGATAATGTATAAAACTTTTTCAAACATCTTAACGCAATTGCGTTGACAAACTAACGCATATGCGTTACACTATAAATGTAGATAAGAGATAACCCATTTGAAAGGATTTGACCAACATGAACAAAAACGAAATTGCACACAACATTACAGGAACTTATGAAGTATCTAGAACAATCGCTGTAAATTACAAAATCGACTATGTTGAAGGTCAAATCATTACTCTTGATAAAGCTGAATCTTGGACAAAAGCTGGTATGTTCACACCTGAAACATTTGGCGAATACGAATACACTTTTATCCCTGAAAACAAAGTTGCTGGTCACGAAGTCGATTACGACAACGAAGAAGAATGTTCCGAACTTGGTTGCGAAGACTGTGATCAAGAGTGTGAAGTGTTATTGCCTGCCGGAACAAGATTCGTTATTACAAGAGTTGCTACTGATTTAGATTTCGAAGAAATGGGTTACTACGAAATCACTATTAAATTCATTTAGAAAGGACGTTAACTATGCAATACTCCGTTTATCGATTTATTGAAGATGATCTAAAGACAACACCGAATAAATTTGCTAAAGCTATTGGATCAAAACAATCTACTTTTTCAACATGGAAATCTCGGGAAAAATCTGTTAATGAGCTTCCAATCCAACTCTTAGTTGATTTAGTCGCTGAATCGGGACTTCCGTATGAAGAAGTCATTAACAAGCTAATGAAATACGAGATTGACTACGAGACTGAAAAAGCTGGGATTGATCTCAATGGGTAAATTTATTGATCTATCAAATCAACGCTTTGGTCGCCTTCTAGTTATTGAACGAAACGGCACTGACAAATATGGTCATGCCACCTTTCTTTGTAAATGTGAATGCGGAAACGAGAAAACCGTCGATAGCGGTTCACTACGAAACGGACTCACCAAATCATGCGGTTGTCTTCAAGCAGAGAAAGGTCCTCCTGCAATCAAAGCACGGCAAGTAGTAAAAAATGGGATCAAGCCATCTTACTTCCAAACTGATAAACCACAATCAAACAGCCAATCTGGTGTTCGTGGTGTTGTTACTTACAAGCAAGCGGGTAAACTAAAATATCGAGCTGTTCTTACTGTGAACGGTACTGTTTATCAAAAGGCTGGTTTCAAAACGATTGAAGAAGCTGCTGAATATCGTAAATATCTAGTACAAAAATATTTACCTAAAGACTAGCCTAGCTGGTCTTTTTTCTACGTGATAGCCCCAGTTAGCAGAACTTTTATTTCTCATTAACAACGGCTGTACTAGCACCGAGATAAATAATGTGAAGCTTACCCTTTTCATCAATGTACTTCACGCGATAATCGTTTACTTCAACATCGAACTTACCTGAGTCTTCATAAACCACTTTGCCTGTTTGGTCTGTAATGACGACCTCTCTTTCAAGACCGTTGCCTAATTCACTGGACCAACTCTTTTTCAAACGATCCCAACTAGCACATCCTGATAAAGCCAAAGCGGTAATAATTAATACTGCTGTAATTTTTACTTTGTTCAATTCGTATTCCTCCTAATTTTTGTCCAAAAAAATACAAGGCTTACTGCTAACCGATCCTCATATCGTCAGATTTAACGAACATGCCGTTGATCATTTTGCCGTCTCGCCCTTTGATTTCTCCATAAGCGTGCATCACGCACTCATACAGGCTCATATCGTTCTGCAAAGCTAGATTGAGTAAAATGTTATGACCGAATCACCTATCGCGTCTCTGAGGGCTTCTTTATCGTCCCTGACGACAGCCGCTGACGTTTCACCGATCTCCTCGTACAGTTTAAGCATCTGTTTTTGAGGATCTGCTTTATTGATTCCGCGTTCTTTCGACCACTCTTCGATCATTTGTATTAGTTCGTCCATCATGTTCTCCTAACTCTTTTCGTACGTATTTTCGGATTCAAATTGTATTTTCTCCGACAAAATGCGATCACTTTAAAATCCATTTTTAATTCGTCTCGAATTTCTTTGCTTAACTTCTTTTCAAGCAACATCTTTACGACAGCAGCCTCTAAACCTGGGCGTTTGTCTAAATAGCGTTGATACTTTTCATCGTCGCTCATTACAACCGGTTCACGATATTCGATAATTCCCAGCAATTCATCCCGACGTTTTACTTTTTCTGGATCATTGAACCACTCTGGATTTAGTTCCTCGTCAGTTAGCATAAAAAGTTCACGTCTAGCCTGTCGTTGTTCTGGTGTTTTCTTACGCCTCATGCGGTCACCGCCTTACGTTGCAATCTTTGTAGCATCTCTTTTGCACGTTTGCGCCATTCGGAATACTCTAGCTTTTGCAACGCACTGTATTCGTATCGCCCGTTATAAACCGCTAGCCAATAAATCTCCATGTATCGACAAAAACATTCGTTCGATTCTTTGGTGTCTAGTTTCGTTTGCTCCATGGTCTTTTCAAAGCGTTCTTGTGTTCCCCTCAACTTTTCTCGATAGTCATCGGGTAACAACGAAGTGATTGCGTCTGCCAATTCTAAATCAGTCATTCTATCACTCCCCCAGACTGTGAACGTATTGTTCTAATGCTTGTCGGTCACGCTCATTTAGGCGCTTCTTAGCGACATACTCATCGAACGTCATATTTGGCGAAAAGCGGAGTTCCTGCTCGTAATACGTGTACAATGTCTCGCCGTAGTTTGTTACTTGCTTGAACGAGTTGCGGCTCTTAGTCTTATTGCTTGGCTTAGCATAATGACTTTCAAGCTGGCGCTTCACTTTCTCAACGGTATCTAATTGCTTGTTTTCCCAGCTTCTTAGCACAGCGTCAAGATATTTATAGCTTCTAGCGCCATGCTTCAACATGTCATCAATCGCTAAAATGATAATTTCGTCCTGACCTCCAAAGTCATTTACCCAATGCTGAATGGATTGAGTAATGAATGGTGCTTCTGCTGGGTTGACTTGATTGAGCCAATAACGCACAGCACTATCTTCTGAATTTTTAGTAATACTAGTTTCAGAAGCTTTAGTTTTATTTACTTTAGTTTTATTTACTTTACTTTGTGGATTAATGTCTACATTAACTCCCTTTACTTGTGAGTTATTGTCAGCATTAATAACGTATTGTGTTGGTTTTGGCATTTTCCTTCTTTTCGTTGCTTCAAAATAGTTGTCTTGGATTTTTTTGCTGGTCAATACCTTAGCCGAGTTAAACAGGTCTTTATTAAAAAATTCCCATGTAACTAAGCGGTTGACAACTTGCTCTAACAAATCCTTGCTGGTGCCCGGTAGTCTTTTCAAAAGTTTAGCTTTGGTCAGGTCATTCCATACAACGAAGTATCCTTTTTCATATACCGCGCATAACAGTTTGATTACTGCAAGCTCACCTTTGATACCAAATTCACCAGCAATGGCTTCTATTTTTTCATCTTCAAAAATGTGAACATCAAGAGGAAAATAATCAAGACCGTTCTTTGTTGGTCTTGCCACAGCTTCACCTCCAATTCAGAGGGAGAATTATCTCCCTCGTTATTTAAGTGGTGGCTTTGTATCATCAAATAAAGCCGTCTGTTCTTCTGTTTGATCATTTGATTGATCAATAATAGGCTCCGCTTCTTTTCTTTCAGAGCCATCTTCTATTTCTGTCTCAGAAATGATGCTGCCATCTTCTGTAACATCATTAACAATCGTTTCGTCAGTAATCGTCGCTTTCTGCATCTCAATAGATAATATTCCCCATTTAGAAAGCATATTTCGTAATACTGTCTTCTTGGCCATAGCATCGTAATCGTTTTTCCATCCAAAATCTGATTTGCTAAACTTCTGTTTGTGCCGTTCGATTTCTTGCTTCGTCCAATAAACAGTCTTTTTGAATCCGTTTAGTAACTCAAAATATCCTACATAACCGATTACCTGATTTGACTGTCGTCCGCTTTGATCAAACTCAAATTCTTCTGTTAGACGATTCCAACCTTTCAATTCACCTTCATAGACTTCAATCACATTAAGTGCTTTATACTGTCCTGATCGTTGGGCTAATTGAATGTATCCTTTGTATCCGAGCTGAAATTGAGCTTTTCCACGATAAGGAACGATCCATGCATAACCTAAATTTTTATCTACAGGTAAATCTAATGATGCTGCTACCATTGCACTAGTTATAATGCTCATAGGTTCTACTGAAGATAAATAGGAATCATTGCTTACTAAATTAAGAACACTGGCCATAAAACCATCTGACTTATCTTTTAATACATCTTCAAATTTTTTTCGCATCGTCGGCGTATTCATTAATGCTTTCAGACCCAATTTGCTTGGATTAACTTGCTTCTGACTATTTTCTGCAAGCTGATTTTTTAACGAACTGTTCGTTGCCATATTAGCCAATCTCCTTTTCAACTAATTTTTTATAACTTGATGTTTTGTATATGCTGGAATCATTTGCAACTTCAGGGTATTTCTCAGTCAATAGTTTCTTGTCTAATGTCATTCTATTTTGTTGTTTCCAAGAGATGACATGTTTAGGAGAAATCCCTATTACTGCATTCCTTTTCCCTAGCTCTGATTTAATTTGATTATCAATTTCTTGTATTTGGATCTTGATTGATTTTTCAGTTTCTTTTAGTTGCTTTTTACTTTCAATTAATTCATCAAAATGATTTGAAAGAGTAATTTCGTTCAATCCTTCTTCGTTATAATGAGCATTCAAGAATTTTTTAGTGGCATCACTGCCATCAATAGATGGTTCTATGCCTTTAATTACATTTTCTTCCCAAAATCCAATTAAGCGTTTGGTGATTGAGTCAATCAATTCTTGATCTCGTTCAATGCGTTTCCAGATGAATTTTTGACCACCGATCAATACAGCAAAATAGCAATAATCTCTATCAAGAACATTCATATAATGTTGTACTTGACACAGATAACTAAGCGGGACTTCCTCACCATCCCATTCTTTGCTAAGAAATTGATTCGCTGTTTTGCACTCCAATATCGCTTTTTCTCCTACTACATCACGATCAATATTCGCTCTAAGAAATGGATATTCTGGATGTTCAAATACTTGATTACGCCGACGGACTTTTTTTCCAGTCCGCACGGCGAATTCTTTTGCTACAACCTCTTCCAAAACCGTTCCCCAATAAGCTGGCTCGCTGTCTGATTCAGATAATCCAACCTGTCCTGTTTTTTCTAACCAAATTTGATAGGCAGATTTCCATTTATTTAATCCCATAATGGCTGCTACATCTGAACCGCCTATTCCTTTTCTGCGGTCTAACAACCAATCTATACGAGCCATTTTCATTATTGAACTAATCATCAGCCCATCCCTCCATGTTCTCTGGCTTATCTTCTGCCCCTGATTGAGTAACATTTATGAAAACGTGGTTATCAGGATCAGCCATTGCAGTGTCATAATCGAAACTCATTCGAATTCACCTTTCCTAATACGTTCAAGGACATCTGGAATATCGTTTACATTATTAAGAACAAAGGTATGATCGGGCATAGTTTTCCCCGTTTCCATCCCCAATGCCTCTAATCCTGCATTCCTTAATAGTTTCACGGGAACCAGTAACTTGTTGTCTAATTCACTTTCTTGAATCGCTAAGAGTGCAGCTACATCGGGTAATCCACCAACAAGCAGTTGTAAGGCATTCGCTTCTTTATGGAGTGTACAAAGTGCTGATACACCTTTCTTTTCACATTCCCGTTGTAGTTCTTTCAATAAATTTTGAATTTTTTCGTTAATCATGTTATTCTCTCCTTAGAAATATATTTTTTCATTTGCTCACTAATTGCTTGCCGGCGTAGTGAGCTTTTTTTTGTTTTTCGATAATTTGCTTTGCTAACAAAATTGACTCATGATAGTTATAATATTCTCTATTTGCTTTTTCCATTAGCTTTATGTGTTCCTCATAACTCATCCACTCACCCCTTTCAATTTGATATAATGGTTTAAAAACTGGATGGTGAAAAAATTGTTAGAATCAATAAAAGTTACTTTTCAAGCTAGACCTGCTGGCCGTTCTTCTAACGCATACACAGGAGAGATTACTGTTGATATTCCTGATAGATGCCCACATTGCGGAAAAACCTCTGCTCCCTTAGTTCTGAACGCGATAACTACCGATTCAAATGTGAATATGGCCAATGTAGGAGTACTTCTAAAATGTATGGCTGTTGACTGTAGAAAATATTTCGTTTCCCAATACACAAACATTGGAGACAAATGGACTCGAGTGAGTTTTTCTTATAATCCACCAATAGATATTGATATCCCACAAAATATTGTTGAGCTGTCTCCTGAATTCGCAAATATATATGAACAATCAGTTATTGCAGAAAACCATGGATTAGATAAGATCGATGGAGTCGCTTA